GGAGAAAAAGCGTCACAAGGATATGTTACAATTTTTGCAACAAAAAGTGGAAGTAGATATTATCTTTTAGGAGAACATGTAGTTTCTTTTAGTGATAAAACTACAGATAGTTCTCCTAAGCTTTATAGTCCAAATTTAGCTGGACCGTACTGGGGTACAATATGGGGTGGAGATCAAGGTTATTTACCATATACCGTATATATAATACAATTTAATTTTACAATGGATGGATTTTTTAATTATTTGGATTTATCTGGCGATAGAGAGATACAGATAACAAATCAGATTTTTAGAGTAGGTAATTACGATATTAGAAATATAAAATATCCAACTGCAAAAAATGTCAATAACGTAGATGATAGATTTGTTTATGGAAATTCACAAATGCTATTTATAAATAGTGATGACCCAGGAAATGGAACAACACTAAACACAAGAACCAATGGAAGAACAACCATATCTGCTGGTGGGAAAGTTATAATAGATACTGATTTTGGTGGTGGAATTACACCTATTGTTGGGGAAAAAATTAAATTAACCAATCCAAGTACTGGTACATTTATAATTAATACTGGATTAAACTCTGGCGAGATGGGATTGTTTATTTTATATATGAATTTGTGGAGCGGCTCAGGGCTTGTCAGGATTTATCCACATCGTATATCGACTATAATAGCAGAAGGTCAACCTAATGAATGGTTGTTTGGTAAGTCCGATAGGCACGATGACGCACAATCTGATTATTATGAATATATAACTTGTAGATTTACAAGACTTGAAAATGGAAACATAGAACTTTATATTTATGGTGGTATTGATTCAACTCCTAAGTTATATCTTCTTGGAGAAGTTTCATATCAATGGACAAAGTTGATATAATAAAAAATTAAAGGATTAAATATGGCAACAACAGAATATTGTGGAACACCGGTAAATATACCTACAGGTATGGATGGAGAACTTGATGTAATAGACAAGTATGAGAAGTTGATGGCAGCAACGATTGCTGATGGTTCTTTATATATGAGAACCAAGGAAACATTCTATGAACTCTTTAAAGACTTGGATTTAGACTCTGAAGAGAAAGCTAAAATGGTCTCTGAATCTATGGCACAGTTGGCTGGTTCTATGTCTGGTGCATCTATGCAGACTGCTTTATCTTGGGCTAAAGAAGAGAGAGATGGCGAATACACACTTGCTATTCTCCATGGTCAGGCACTTGAATCACAGGCAAAGGCACTTCTTACTCAGGCAGCTATATGTGAAATGGAATCTAAAACAGATAATCTATGTGCTCAAAGAGAAGTCATGTTGGCTGGTTCTATGAGAGAGAATGGTAGAGTCATGACTTATGATGCTGAGGATACATGTAAGCCTATACTTCTTATGGATGAGGGTCTTAAGTATCACCAAACAGAAATGGTTATCGGACAACGATACGGTATCCTTTCTGATACATACATGAAGAATGGTAGAGTAACTATTGATGACCAAGGACTTCCTGTTACTACAGATGGTGCAGGTAAAGTAACCGAAGATATTAGATTCTCTATTAGACAACGTATATCATTTGAAGATAGTAAGCGTAACCATGCTGCAAATGCATCATCTCAGATGATATCCGGTCTTCTTGCTGCAGAAGTTGTAACAGATGATCACCAGTCCCTAATAGACCAATGGGTTGCTGCTATGACATATCTTAATGCTGACAGTCCTTGTCCTACTCCAATCGCTGGTCCTGGTTGCGACCAGTACTAGGAGGTGTGTTATTGCTTTTATTTTTATGGATTATGTTGGACCATTGATTAATAACTTCAGAACCAACTCTACTGTATTTCAAAGATTTAAGCTCAAGTGGCAAAGCGACGGGACTCTGTATAACAAAGAGCTTGTATTTTATGAGAATGACCAAGTTGTAAAAGACATTCGTATGAAGAGATTTCTTCAATCCATAGGAATGTCATATGATGACCTTGAGAACAACGATTATGATGAGGTAGAGAGATGTTGGTTCTGGTTTAATCAAAACAAACAGGCAGAGGAAGAATCAAACGCTAGAATGGCTTCTGCCGATATTGCTGCTGTTCTCAACGATAAGCTCACTGTTGGAGATAAAGTCCGTGTATGCCTCACTTATGGTGGTTCTACACAGTTCTATATCAATGGACACAAGGAAGAGTGGGAAATCAACACTGCAGGCGAAGTAGAATCTCTTGGAATGAACACTGATGAGATATTTGAAGAGATTCATTCTGACCCATGGATGTATATAGCTAATATTATAGAAGAATGGGAGGATAGAAATACCTTTCAATTCCACAGATATGATAGTGGATTAGTAGACCTCAAAAGTAATGAGACACCAAAAGGTCCAAATTCAAGACGTTCAACACCTGTAACATCAACAACAGTCAGGAAACTAAATTCTGTATATGATGAGTCTTCTGATATAAAGTTCTTTGCTTTAGCTCTCGTTGATGAATACAATACATGCTTTGAACCAACACTGAACAATGATGGAGAAAGAAGAGTATTTAGTGGAAAAAATACATCTTATGTTAGAAGACCTGAAGAGAAGGGAGACCCTGTATTTGATGTTGATGGAAATCTTATTATCTATGACAAGGAAGATATAAAGGACTTCTCTCTCATAGGTGCATCTTCTGGATATACCGAAGAATATGAATATACCTACAAAGGTGCAAATGAACATTCCGGTCTTGTAGAAATGATAAAGCTCAAAATGAAATATCTTTACGACAGAGACAGAAGAGAAAACAACATTATGAACACTCTTCAAAAACAACTCATGAACAGACTGCATACTGAGAGTGTCGGTTCTGTGATACAGGCAACATCCAGCAAGTGGGGAGAATACTTTAGTGGAGACCAGCTCATAAAAGAGAAGGTAGACATAATGAAAAGATATGAATTTGTAAATCTTTTATCTGATTGTTTAGACACAGATTTTAAAGAAGAAGAAGCATCTACTTTTGAGAAGATATTTGCAGTTATTATTATTGTTGTAGCAGTCGTTATAACTCTTTATAGTGCTGGTGCCTTTTCTCCAGCAGGTATGTCCCTTGCTGGTCTTGCTATGGGACTTGGTTATGCATCATTGGTTCTTACTATAGGTGGAATGATGCTTAGTCAAATGGGACTTTCAGCTACAAGTCTTGTCAAGACTATAGGGAAAGTAGCTCAGATAGTTGGAATAGCTGCATCAATTACGGGAATTATGGCTTCTGCTCAAATGGCTTTCGAGAAAGCTGCAAAAGAAGCCGTAGCAAAAGGGACTATCAAAACAACAGCAGAATATACAGTTTCGGCTTTTGCCAAAGATGCTATAAGTTCTGCAGTAGATAGTGTTCTTGATAAAATCACTTCCGTATTTGATGTTCTTTCTGACCCAAGTGGTCTTCTTGATGGTGGATTAACTGGGGTAATGGATAAGATGGGTGGATTTATGGATTCACTTCAGACAGGAATGGGTGCATATAACAGATTCATGGGAGCAAGTGCAGATAGCAACACTCCATCAGAACCAACAGCAGAACAGCTAAGTAAGACAAACTTTCAGTATCCAGACCAGATGTTTGAGTTATCAGAACAGATGATTTACGAACCAGATGCATTGCAAAAAATGTCTATAATGAAAGATAATCAATTCGGTGGAGCTCGAACTGAAAAGCTTTTAGACCAAATTGCGTGATATAATACTAAAACAGGAGATATTTATGAGCAAAAAATCAATGAAGAATAGCGACGTACTCAATATACTGAAGGCTGACTTTCGCTCTACCGAAAGCTTCAAGGCAGAACTTGATATAAAAAGACTGCAATGGGTTAAAGAATATAATGGTGAACCATATGGTAATGAGAAAAAGGGAAGATCAACAATAGTATCTCAAGACATTCGTAAACAAAACGAATGGCAATTCCCTTCTCTTATAGAACCTTTTGTTTCTGCTCCGGAAATAGTAGACTGTACTCCAATAACATATGATGACACTGCAGGTGCAGTACAGGCAGAACATCTTCTCAATTATCAATTCTGTAGAGGTTTTAACAGATACCTTTTTATGAGTCAACTCGTTAAAGTCTTCCAAAGAGAAGGTACAGTTGTTGTAAGAACAGGATGGGAATTCAAGGAAGAAGTAACTATGGAGATGGTTCCTACCCCAGTTATGCCTGAGCTTGACCCGATGATGGTTGGTGAAGCTATCCGTAGAGGATATGAAGTTCCACAACCAGAACCAATGATGATGCTTCAAGAGCAGGAAGTAAGACGAACAATCATAAATAGACCTACTGCAGAGGTAGTAGATAATGTAGATGTATTTATTGACCCTACCTGTAGAGGAGATATATCAAAAGCTCAATTCGTTGTATATAGATTCAAATCAAGCATGTCTCAACTCAAAGAAGACGGAAGATACAAAAATCTTGACAGCATAAGTTCAGACTCATATCAAGAATCAAACTCTCTATACGAAGAACCAAACACTGCAAAGAACTTTCATTTTACAGATGACCCAAGAAAAGAATTTGAAGTCTTTGAGTACTGGGGAAATATAGACAGAGATGGAGATGGTATAGCAGAACCAATTGTAGCTACCTGGGCACACAACACACTCATCAGATTAGAAGACAATCCGTATCCCGATAAAGAGATTCCATTTGTATCTGTAGCTATGTCTGCAGAGCCATTCTCACTTAATGGTGTAGCCAATGCAGAGCTTCTTTCTGTTCCTCAGAAGGTTAAGACCTCTATTCTCCGTGGAGTTATAGACAACATGTCTAAATCAAATAATGGACAAAAGGGTATTAAGATGGGTGCACTTGACCCAATCAACCGTAAGAAGTTCATGAATGGTCAAGACTTTGAGTTCAACGGTACACCTGCTGACTTCTGGGACGGTTCTTATAATCAGCTACCTGGCTCAGTTGGAGATTTCTATACCATGATGTCAAATGATGTTGAGGCACTTACAGGAGTCAAGTCATTCTCTGGAGGTATAGGTGGTTCTTCTCTAGGAACCACGGCTACAGCCGTAAATGGTGCACTTAACTCTACAGCCAAGAGAGAAATAGACCTTGTTAGAAACATTGCAGAGAATGGTGTTAAGCCTATGCTTCGTAAATGGTTATCATATTCATCTGAATTCCTTGACCCCGAAGAGGTGGTTCGTGTTACATCTGAAGAGTTCGTACCTATTAATAAGGATGACATCAAAGGCAACATAGACATTGACATTACTATTTCCACTGCAGAGACAGACACACAGAAGTCTCAGGAACTTGCATTTATGCTTCAAACAATGGGACCGTCTCTACCTGAACCAATGACATTTTTGATACTTTCTGAGATAGCTGACCTTAAAAAGATGCCAGCCTTAGCGAAGAAGATTAGAGAGTATGAACCGCAGCCAGACCCTTACCAAGAACAAATGAAACAACTTGAAATGCAAAAACTAGAGTCTGAAATCGAAGAACGTAACTCAAGAAGTAGAGAGAATGTTGTAGATATGGACCTCAAATCTGCTAAAGCTGATAACGAAAGAGCTAAGGCAAGAGGAAGTAATTCTAAAGCTGACCTTGATGACCAAAGCTTCCTCAACGAGGAAGATGGAATTACAAGAAAAAGAGAAATCAACGATAAGAGGCTTGACCACTTATCGAAAAAAGGACTCGAAAGAGACAAGCAGGCAGTAGCCCCTGCATCTACAGCAAGTAAAAGCTGATATAATTAAAAAAAGGATATAAAATGAGTAGAAAAGTTATAAGACCAACGGCAATGAATCCATCAGTAGAAGTACTTTCAGCAGAAAGTGCATCTCCATTAGCAACCATAAGAGACGTTGAGTATGCATTAAATGCAAACATCAGCACTGTATGGGTCGGAAGCACAGCAAAAAGACCACCACTTAAGAGTGCGTCTAACACTGCTTATTTTGATACCACACTTGGTAAACCTGTTTGGTTTGACGGAACCAACTGGGTAGATGCATCCGGAACAATAGCGTAAAAAATTAAGGCGTTCCCATGAGTTGTAAGCCCTACATAAAAAAGGAATCACATGCAAGAAGTGTCACCACAAATCTTAGCAGATGAACAACCACAGATGATAGAAGTTACACTTAGCGAGTTTGATGAGTTGGTTCTTGACAAAAAAGCACTAGATAGACTTATTGAAAATCCTGATTTTAACAGAATTATAATAGGTAAGTATTTTGCTCTTGAATCAGATAGACTTGTTGGACTTATTAAAAGCACTAACACTGCAGCGATAAGAGATAGAGCTACCATAGTTGAAAAGCTTGCAGGTATTGGATACATGGAAGCTTTCCTTAGACAACTCGGAACCAGCCTTACAGGTATCGACAATCCTGAACAGAGACTTGAATTGTTACGTCAGATAGACGAATTTAACAAACAAGAAATCGAAACTGTCGAAGGAGTCTAAAATGAGAGGAATTAAACTATCCAATGCAGTAGCACTACAAGTGGTGTCATATGCTGGTTCTGGAGTTGATGACCTATCTGAAGAGGACTTTGATAAAGAATTCGATAAAATGATGGGAATGACACCTGAAGACTTTGATGCTAAACAAGATGAACCTATGGAAGAAACTCTGTCTGAGTCTCCATCGGTTCCTGATGAACCCGAAGCAAAAGATGTTACCGACACAGATGTCGGAGACATAGAAGTAACCAACGAACAACCTGAAGAAGAACTAAGTACACCGGAAGAAGAAGAACCTGTTGCAACAGGTGAACCTGAAGCTTCTGAAGAGCCTGGTTCTGAAGTCCAGGATTCACAAGAGTCTAAAGAATATGATTTTTCTGCAATACCTCGTGACCAAATTATGCCAAACGATATTCACGTTAATGGCATGACCGTCAAGGCAACAATGGAAGAATTGGAAGCTGGATTCAAAAAGGGTATGAATTATACTCAGAAGATGCAAGAGATTGCTCCTCATAGAAAAGATATGAACCTAATGACGGAACATGGGCTTAGTACCGATGACCTGAATCTACTCATAGAAGCTAAGAAGGGTAATAAGGAAGCATTAGGCAAATTAATTGCAAATGCAAAAGTAGACGTGTTGGAGTTAGATGCAGAGGCATCTCAGGACTATACTCCGGAAAACTACGCCAAGGATGTACCTAACGTAGAAATGGAGCAAATAAAGAATGAGATTTTAGCTGATACAGAAATAGCACCATCTGTCGAAACTGCTTTACAATCAATGCCAGAGGATATGTACCAAATGGTTTCATCTAATGCCATGGGTATGAACTCCTTATATAGTGACATGAAGTCTGGAATGTACGAGAAGGTTATGCCTGAAGTCATGAAACAGCAAGCACTATACGGGATGCAGGAGCCAACGATTCAGACATATCTGAAAGTTGCAAAGCAATATTTTGGTCAGGGAGAGCAGGAACCTACTCCACAAGAGAAAGTTCTTGCTCAACCAGAACCAACAACAGACAAAGAACTGAATAACAAACGAAGAAGTGCTGGAACAACACCTCAAGCTAAAAAGACTAATCAGGATTCTTTTATCCAGGATGACCTTGATAACATGAGTGATGATGATTTCGAGAAAGCATTTCAGAAGATGGTAGGACGTTCTACAAATGACTTTAAGTAGTCAAAGGACAATGAAATGAAAAATACATTTTTAATCGCATCAGTAGCAGCTTTAAATGCTATGTCTGGTGCCGGTGCAGGACCAGGAACAACTTACGATGGTAACACATATGGTGACGGTACAGTTGCCGGTGGTGGTTCCCATGACAACGTAAGAGTTGATTACTATGACCGTGGAGCTATTAAGATTGCTGTTGCAGACTTAATCTATGGTAAATATGTTGATTCAAAAACACAGAAAAGAAACTCTGGTAAGACGTTTAGAATTTCAAGATTCTTACACATCCTAGATGATGCAAACGTAAACAACCAAGGTCTTGATGGTGATGGTAATGTTATCGGTAACACAATGGTTATCTTTAACAACATCGCTTATGCAGACCAAGCGGCAGCAGATGCGGCTAAAGTAACTTATGATGCTACAGCAGAAGGTATCGCAGCAATCGCTAATAACGTAGAACCAGGGACATTCGTTGTAACTAACGGTGGTGGTAACATGTATGGTTCAAGCCGTAATGTTGGTGACGTTGTAACAGGTATTCCTGTTCTTGCAGAGGGTGCAGATAGAGTTAACCGTGTTGGTATCACTCGTGAAAACTTCTCTTGTACTTTGGTAAGACAAGGTAACTTTGAAGAGTATAACGATGAAGTTCAACTTTTCTCTGACCACGACATGCAAATGGAGTACAGAACTAAGCTTGCAAGACTTGCAATCGAAGTTAAAGATGACAATACACAACTTGGTATGCTTGGTGCTGCTGGTGTTAGATTCTATCAAGGTACAGCGACTTCAATCGCTACAGTTGGTACAGGTGATGAAGTAGCACTTCCTACTTATGACTTCTTCCGTAAAATTACGAAGCGTCTTAAAATCAACCTTGCAATCAGAAATGATTCTATGTTGACTGGTTCTACTAAAGTTGGTACTACTCCAATTAACAGAGCTTACTATGCAATTATCGGTCCGGATGTGACTTATGATGTAGAAGGTATCCCTGAATTTAGAGCTGTTCATGAGTATGGTTATGCTTCTAACTTAGCAGACAATGAGATTGGTTCTTGTCATGAGACTCGTTTCCTTGAAACTACAAGAGCAATGAAATATGCTGGTGAAGGTGCTGCGGTTACAACTAACCCAGGTGCTCAAGAGACTGATGGTGCATACGATGTATTCCCTATTCTCTACCCAACAAAAGGTTCTTATGCGACAGTATCTCTAGCAGGTGCAGGTGCAATTAAGTTTAAATCTAAAGCTCCAGGTAAAGCTACATCTGAAGACCCATATGGTGTTAAGGGTTTATTCTCTTACAATACATGGTTCGCTGGACTTGCCCTCCAACCTGAAAAACTTTTAGTTGCTTATTGTACGGCTAGTGAGTAGACCATTTAAGTCATACGTAAGTATGACTTTTTGGAACCACTTTGGGTCTATATAGTATATAATCTATATACCCCAAAGTAACACAAAATATAAAGGGTGGTAAATACCCCATTGTTTTCTGCTATTTATCCATCTATGACCACTATACCTTCAAAGTATGGTGGTTTTGCTGTTTTTAAATACAAAAGGTGGTATTTTGTGGTATAATTTCTTATAAACAAATAAGGAATTACAAATGGTAAAATTTGAAACAAAGATTTTAGAGACAGACAAGATAGCTCATCATAAGATAGCAAGCATTCATAGAAAAATGAGTGAACGTGAATTTATTTCTTTGAAGTTAAGTATTCAAGAAGTTGGTCAACTAGAACCAATTAAGCTTTTTAAGAATAAACTTGTTGATGGTAGGCATAGACAAAGAGCCTTAAGTGAACTTGGAATACAAGATATAAAGGTTGAGATTCTACCCAATAATCTTAGCTTGAAACAAGTAAAAGACATAGCAATTGGAACAGAAATGAGAAGAGCTGATAATGTTGCTCAAAAAGCAATAAGAGCATATAGATGGTATCAGGAAAATGCTGATACAGCAACAAGAGAAGAAGCAGGTATTAAATTTGCAATAGACAGAAAAGAAGTAGGCAGAGTGGAAAAGCTCGAAGCAAGAGTTGGTTCTGATATGATTGATAGGCTTTATAAGGACGGAAAGGTTTTTATAGGTGGAAAAAGATATTCTACTCTTAGAACCATCATTAAAGCCTTAGATGCTACCTTCAGAGAAGAAGAAGATGTAGAGCCTATGTCTGACCTTCTGAAACAAGGTTTCGACGTTATACAGGCACTATATGACAGTGAAGATAGCATTGGATTAGCAAGGTTATCTACTAGACTTAAAAACGTAAGAACAAAAGAGATACAATAGGCTAAGCCTCTATAGAGCCACCCAGATACATTATGGGTGGTTCACTTAGTGGCTACCACTAACAATAAACAAAACAAAAGGATTCCCATTGGCAGTAATTAAAGAGAAAGATTTTGAGAACAACCAGAAGTTAGCAGAGTTAAAGTTAGAGGCAGATGACCTTGGTATAGACTATGCAAAGAACATTGGTCTTCAAAATCTACAAAAGAAAATAGACGGTGCAAAAGGCGAGAAAGCTAAAGCTAAAGAAATGAAACCAAAGAAACTTACAGATGCTCAAGTATCTAAATTAAAAGCAACTTCGCTTTCTAAGGTAAGAATCGTAAACATGAATAAAGAGAATGCTTCAGCAACAACTGTATTTTCCGGAGTACACAATATGAAGATTGACCTTGCGAGAGTAATTCCTTTAAATATGGACATTGCACTTGAAGAAGCTCTCATCCAGGATGTTGAGAAAAGAATGATGCTTATTCCTGAAGCAATCATAGGAAAGAATGGTAGTCCAACAGGTAACTTTAAATTCGTAGAAGTTCCTGAGTACGCTGTAGTCAGACTCTAGTTCTTTAGAGCCAACTTATGATATAGTTGGTTCTATAAGAGGTAGACTTAAGTACCTA